CGTATTCTCTTAAAATCATAAACTCTTGGTGGCCTAAAATAGAAGGTGATCGTGCTCGTATACTTTTTATTTTTTGTTCACGCATCTTTTGGTTTCCGAACTTGGTCCAAAACCGACCTGGTCTTAGATTATCTTTAATGAGTTCTTTTGTAAAGTACGCTCTTGGTATTTTCATGACATTTAGAGAGAAATAGGGCATCATTTCCCAGTACCCTTGGTATAGTAAATCGTCATAAACATCTGTAGAGCTAAGTGAATCTGCTATTTTTTCGGCGTTATCTTCTATTGCATCTGGATAATTTTCTTGTATAACGGCCCATATATGACCATGTTCACATATGGCATCATCTACGTCTACATCTAGGTTATTACATAATATTTCAGATACTATTTCTTTTGGTGTTTTGAAAAAATCTTTTTGGTGGGGGTATTCTAAATAATCGTAGAAATTGTGAAGATTTCCCAAACACTTTTCTGCAGCTACTTTACAATTTGTGTGTTTTGGTTCAAGTTTTATTATATCAGATGGTTGAAGTTTTTGTATTATTATGGTTACGAAATTATCCATAAAATAAACACTTTTTGACGTTACGATTAATTGTTTGTTTGTTATTTTAATACCTTCGGAAACTTGTTCTACTATACATTTATACGCGTGTGTATCTGATTCGTAATCTTCTATATACGCGTGTATGTTCGCTTTTTTAATCGTACTCATGAATATATCTTTTTTTCGAAGTGGTTCGTCCCATATTTCTATACTGTTTGATTCATCGAGAACCTGTTTCAGGATGAATGTTTTTCCAAAACCAGACGATCCGCACAAAAATACATTTTTACCTTCGTTTATGTATTTTTTCAGAAGGTTTATTTCATTGTCGTGTAGCGATATTTTTTGACTCTTTTTTTGTGGTTTTATAATAACAAAGGAATCCATGTCAGGTGAAGATGATGATCTTACTACTCAAGCTTTAGATATGTTTTTGGAAAATGATACGCTTCAAAAACGCGTTATAGATCCTTTAAAAAGGAAAATACTTCCTTATGTAATGTGTATTGGTTTCTTTAATTTAATACTTTTTGTTATGGTTGCTTATCTTGCGAATCGTCTTTCTTTGATTCTGTAGTTTCATCTTTTGGTATTTCTGTAATGACTTCCATGAGCTCGGTTCTTCGGCGAAGTTCTTTCATTAAATCACCTTTCAAACTAACGAGACCTTGATCTTTTAAGTTTGAAAGTTCATCAATACGTTGTTGTTTGCCTTCTATATCAGCCTTGACTGTTTTATTTATTTTTTGTGTAGTACCTCGTATATCGTCGAGTTCTTTTTTGAGTTCTCTTTTTGCTACTCCCCCCACAGCATCTTTCAGTTTTGTTATTATTTTGTTCTCTTCTATTGCCTTAAATGGATTTATGGGTTGAATGTGCATGATTTCTGGTTTGAAGAATGCATTATCATCTGGGAACTCTTTTTCAAATGCATCTATTATATATTTAGGTACGTTTGGTGATTGTTCAATTAAACGATCGTATTCGGCCCTCATATTTTCGATCATGTTTGTTCCGCTTTGTGTTCTTTCTGAAAGTGGGAGCGTTAATTCGAGTCGTATTGTTCTTGAAACTTTACCGTATTGGACTGATGCAACGCGGTGTCCTTCCATGAGTTCGTTTATTTTAAGGAACTGCATGATAGTAGTTGCTATAGCAGTAATAAGATTCAAACCACCAATAGCAGATGGAACGTATGGTTGCACAGTTGGTGGGAATGTTTCCTGTGCAAAGTTCGCTGTTCCTGTTATTGTACTTACTATAATCAGTGGTATTGTGAATTTCATACTCTGATTTTTGTAGGAACAGTACGCCTGGTAATGCATATATCTATAACAGGCCGCAGCTTCTCCCCATGATTTAAGTATTTTTTCCTGTTGTGGATGCCATATTTTCGGGAGTTTCTTTTCTTCGTTCATACTAATAGATATGAACATTATATTCTTCATTCATTTGGTTTTTTTTATAACAATGCTTGTTGTTCCATTTATGAAAAATAGACAAAATTTGGAATTTTACTCGCTTCTTGTACCTTTTATATTTTTCCACTGGTCCATTAATGACGATACGTGTGCTTTAACACAAATGGAAATGGTTATGACTGGTAATAAGAAAGAAGAAACTTTCTTTGGTAGGGTCATGGGACCAATATATATGATGGATGATACCGATGCAAATAATTTATTGAAAACCGTTTTCTTTAGTCTTTGGATGTTGGTTCAATTTAGACTCGATCGAATTGATTTGAGTCCGTTGTATAGTTTACGGAAATAATGTTGTGGTATTATAAATGAAGGTTAAAACAAAACAAAAGTTGTTAGGTTTTATGCTCGTCGCACTTATATTGCTTATTGTATACCAAGCTCGTAATCCAATAAAGGTTCAGAGAAATGTTCCAGTTCGCGTACCTGTTCCAGTACGAGTTCCAGTACGAGTTGAAAAGGAATACAGGGATCCGCCAATCAAAGAATATAAACCCGGACACGTCCAACAAATGGGTGTTCTTGTTGGTCCAGATGATGAAACTTTACCATTGTACGGAAAAGAGGTTCGAGGTAGAAGAGATAGGTACCATTATTACACGACAACACCCGGTGATCAAATGTATTCGCTCCCCATAACACACGATTCCAGAGATTGTATGGACGATATCGGGTGTGGTGAATTTTATGGTAATGAATCTGTTTCGGTTTTAGGACAAACGGGTTCATTCCAGGCTAAACTATACAGAACTGATAACTTTTTTTAAATAAAAATATACATTATTAATAAAATGATCCATCTTCTGTTTAAAATGGATAAGCTTGCCATGCTTGCTTCACTTATAGTCATATGCGTTTCGCAATCTACCAGGTGGGGTATATGTGGTAAATGGGTACCCGATATCGATAAGATCAAAAAGAGTGAGAAGTGTAAAAAGGCGACTATATCGGATGCCATTATTACGACCGTGTGTTGTTTATGTTGTTGGTTTATTGCACCAAAACTTGCACCCACTGCATTAGCCGGTGCAGCAGTAGGAATGGCTGCCAATCATTATGTTCCCATGCCTAATTATTAAAGTATAACTAATTTCTTGGTTTACTATAAATGAAGATCGATTCGTTAAAAACTGAAGCTAAGAGACTTGGTCTTCGTGTAACTAAAAAGGTAAAAGGTAAACGCGTACCTTTAACAGAAAAGGAATTGAGTTTGAAAATTCAAAGACGACACGCACCGGCTTTGGACATTCAAGTTAGAGAAACGAAAAAACTTTTACGCGCGTGTAGATCCATGTTTAAAATAATGGATGCACCTACACACATTCCTAAACCTAAAACCCCTGTTAGAAAACCATCTACACCACTTCCTATTAGACGTGTGCCAGCTCCACCCCCGATACCACCAGCACCACCAGTTCCACCACGTCCCATGAAACGAAACATTCGCGCGAATTTAATGACCGCTTTAAAAGCCAATCTTGAAAAACGCGGTCTTAGAAAAAAACTAAACCAAATTTCTTAGTCATTGTTTTTTTAGCACTTACCAAATCGGGTTGACTCCAAAGAAGCCATCTCGACCAAAACCCCGCGGTATAAAAACCTGTTTTACCCCAGTTTTCTTTATCGCTTCTTATAACATCGAGCATGTTTGTGTGAATGAGTTTAGGATCAGTTTGTTTTTGAACCATATACGGAACGAATCCACCGTGTCGCGTTACGTAAGAACGCATTCGCACAGGATCCTTATGTATTGTATAGTCCGAGTATCCTCTCGCACCAAAGTCAACGTAACGTCCGTTTTCGAACGTTACGCGGAACTTTTTATCGATTCTTGGACTCTTTTTTAAATGAACTCGGGTCATTTATTATATAGTTATAAAATTATTTTTTCTTTCTGAACAACGCCTTTTTCGTTTTTTCCAATCGAGTTTGTTTCTTGGGAGGGGAAGGAGTAGTAATAGATTTACGTTTTTTATTAGTTTGTGGTGGTGAATTAAAACTTTCGTTAATCGTAGTAAGTCTTGATACTGTTTTAGTTCCTTGAGGTGGTGATGGAAACCTGTTATTACGCGTAGTCATATTGGTATTAGGGGCTCTTTGAATTGTTTCAAGTCTATGTACGTTCGTATTTTTAGCACCTTTACTTAAATTTATATAATTACCATTATTAAACCCGTAAAAAAGTGCATTATTATTTTCACCGGTATCTATTATTAAAAGTGGTGGATTTTTAATTTTACAACGCGTAAATATAAAAATATACATTGCTGACATCATAGCATCGTTAGTGCCTAGTGCTATTCCTGATTTTGATTGACTCAAATTAGCTAAGTATAATATTTGTGCAAAATCACCTAAAAATTTTCCAATAATGGTATCACTATTAGTATTTGCCGCCGTACTCGCTTGTGCTCTGGACACACCTGCATTTACTTCACGATTACCTTTATTTAATATATAAGTATCATTTAACGTTGGTTTTATCCATAGATTTCCAATTTTAAAATTTGTTTCGTCAAAATTCCAATAGTGACGAGATTTTGGTGAGTTTTGTGTGAGAAATGGAGATAGTTCAGACTCAAAAGAATTGGATTTATAAACACCTGGATCGATTAGATTAGTTATATTGTTAAATTTCATAATTTTCCTTTTATCCTCTACTTTACTTCTTTCTTGTAATTTTGTTATTACACCCCTTTTACTTTCAGCATCAATATGAACTAATAAAGGATTAGTAACGTTTGACTTAATAGAATTCACATTTATTTGTGTGGGTAAGATACTAATACCTTCTTTTATTTTAAATATATGATCTAAATTATGTTTAATTGTTTTTTCCCAACTCCCCGTACCTTCTTTAGATATAATACCATTACTATCCTGTTTAATACCAGTATCAGTAGTGTATAAATTTAAAATATTGTTAATCATGGGTGTATTTCCGCGAGGTAATGTAATAACACGTTTTATGAATATGTTTTTAAAACTTGATTTTAAGAATTCCTGAAAAGTTCGATTTGTTGATCCGTCGTGTGTTAAATCCAACCATATAAGAAATAAGAAATCTATTTCAAAAT